CAACTAAAGGAAAAAACATTTTTGGTCCTAAAATAGAACCAATCATAGCTTTAGGTAAATTCAAAATATAATTATTCAATAAATTTATTTGGAAATTTTCTTTAGGTATTGAGCTATTAGATTGTGCTGCTGAAGTTGCTGCAGCTTTTTCTATTGTTTGATTAACAGCATCAACCGTTGTTTTTCTATTTACTAAATAAGAGAAATCTTGATTGATAGAAGTGTTAACTGGAATTTCAAAATTGTTACAATCTGTAAATCTCAAAACTCTTCTTATTCTTGCATCCTCTTCGTCTAAATCTATTCCTTCAACATTGTTAAAATCGAAATACGAATCAACATCTTGATCATTTTCATTAAATAATCTTGATGGGGTTTGATTCACTAAATTTGAACTATCCCCTCCTGAGCCATCACCTGCACCACAAACAGCAAATAATTTAGACAACAATCTATTCATATCATTTAATGCCCCATTAAAAATAGGTGTAGCTGAACTATCTGATTGTAATGTTAATAGCAATGCCTTTTTCATCACATCATCTAATTTAGGATATTCAATACTTGAATAATAATCATTGAATAAATCACTAAAATAAACCGTTTGTCCTGTAACAAAACCATCGAATGTCCATCCTGATAATCCTTGCGTTAACCCTGTTACGTTCCATAATTGATTATTAGAATTCCAATTCAAAGTAAACAATTTCTTTTTACTTAAACCATAAAAATCGTAAGTTGGGTTTGTGAATGTAGAGTATAATTTTCTATCAAATTTTATTCTACCTGTTGCAGGAATTTGTGGTTCGTACATTATTTGTCCTGTCGCTGATGACGGGTCAATTTGCAACATATTGAAAAAATCAATTTCAGATGGAGCAATGGTAAGTTCATCTATCATTATTGATGAATTTGTACCACAAATACCATCACCCGCAAAAAGGGCTGATTTGATATCGTTCATTACAATATTTGGTGCTGCTATCATTGTAGCATCTAATGCTTGATGAGCGTACTGTTGTAATTTATTAGTTGAAAATAATTTTGTTTTAGTTGTTCCTGAAATAGTTTTACTATTATAAGAAGAATCTTTTACTGGTGATACATTAGTATCGTTATTAATAAAATTTGATGTAGCAATAAAACTATTCGCTATTGTGATAATTTGTTTGAATAAATCGTCTGTGGTATCTTTAACTGTTTTGTTTATATCCTTTTCATAATCACCCAATCTTTTACCTGAAAAGGGGATTTTAGATTTTAAATCATTTAATAAAGAATTTGTAGTAGAGGAAGTAGAAATAGTTGAAAAGTCGTTAAATTGTTTAACGACTTCTATTTGTGATAATATTTGATTTTGTTGTTCGTTCTGAGTTGGCATTATAATTCGTAATTATCACTTTTATTATTACTACCATCATTTACCAATTTATCTAAGATAGCTCTATCTTCATCGGATAATGTTAATTTACCCATAGGCCCTCCACCTGAACCCGAACCTTGAGTTTGTTTCAATAGTACACCCTGTAATTTTACAAGGGAAATTTTCTTTTCAGTACAATCGTTCAGTATTTTCTGTTGTTCTTTTATAACTGGTCCAATTGTACTCATATCCTCAGCATCTTTCATAAAACTCATCATTTTTCTTAAGATAGTTGAGGCTGTATTTCTATTTTCAACCACGTCATTATAGATTTCTTGCATTAATGCTAATGCAGATTCAACATCTAATGTTATGTTGTTTTTAGTCGATCTCATATATATAAATACTTTATTCTAAAAACCCATTTAAAATTCCGCTATATATTTTTTTGAACTTCTTCAAAGAAATACGTATTTCTTTGGTTGACAGCGATGTCATCTCTCTTAATGAGAGCAAAATGAGATTTTTGTTGAATTTATTTCCTGTACCAATTTCAAATATTTTTTCAAAATTACTAAAGATTTCAAGTAAAGCGTAACCTAACTTTTTCTCGTTTTCATCTAAATTTTCTTTTTCAATAAACTCTTCAAGTGAAATGGTTAATTTTATTATAACATCTCTATAATCAATTATGTGTTCATCGATAGTATATGTTAATTCAGGCCTTTCTTCAATATCAGAGGAAATGTCATCATACGAAACACTTCTATTTTGTTCTTTGGTGTCTTTTTGAATTGCCCCCATAAGGTAATTCTTACAGATTGTACCAAAATAAGAATATGCTTTGTGGTTTTTGTCAGGGTCAAACTTAGCTACTTTAGTGATTAAAAAAGACATAGTGTCGTTATGAATCTCTTCAAATTCCATATCTTTTCTATATAATTTATAACGGCGGATAATACTTTCGACCATTATTATCAGGGGTTCTCGTAAATATTCGTTGAATATCTTGTTTCTTTCTTCCTCGGATTCGGATTTTAAATACCTTACTACCGCTTGTTCTTGATCCTCCCCAAAATATATTTTTTGGGTTCTTTTTCTTGGCATTAAGACGCTACATAATTTATATCTCGTTTATTTTTGAAAAAAAACTCTTTTTTTGCTGTATCTAACCAAAATTTAACTTCGTCCTCACTTAATTTAACGGTATCATCATTCTTGTATAACCAAAATAAAGAATCCTCTCTGAAATTAACGTGTTGATAACCAACTTTGGGAACGGTCATAATTCTAACACCATTATGAGTCAATCTTAATAATAATTCATAATTGAATGTTAATTTGATATTTTCTTTGAATTTACCATTATCAATAATAACTTTGGTTTTAAATAAACCTCCACTTGTTTGATAATTTTGAAACTCTAACAATACTTCATTGTCGATGAATCCCTGCATATCAGTAAAACCATATGCCCAAGCAGATTCATTCATAAATGTTAAAAATTTACCATCAGGTTTTACATCTTTTACTATAGGTAAAAATACATCCACATCAGTAAAAGTATCCATATATTGATGCATACTTTTTAACCAAACCGGTTTGAATTCGTCATCAATTTCCAAAATTGTAAACCAATCTGTTTTACAACTATCGATCCCCAAATTAATTTGTGAACAAAAATCTGTTTTTAAATTGTTAACAATAACATCTATTGTTAATTTTTGAGATAAATTACCGAATTTTTTTGCCAATGATGGCGGGCACACAATTATAACATTTACATCGTTATGAAAATCTTCAATAGATGCAATTGCATTTTTTAACATTGTTTCATAATCCCCTTCAATTGTGTGTACGGGAATTATTACTGTGATATTTGTTTCACTCATACAGTTTCTGATTTTTTTAATTTTTCTAATGCACTTTCTAATGCGTCTACTCGTTTATTAAGTAATGAACTGAAAATTGATACTATGTTCTTTTGTGTAATATCTGTTTGATATGGTAATAAAGTATCTTTCATTTTTTGAATAACTTCATCTGTTAATTCAACTCCATCGATAAATGCTAAAATATAAGTTCCTAAAATGTCTACGATTTTGGTCATATCATATGTCCACATACCGTTTTTGCTTAACCAATCAGGTTCCCTGTTTGGTATTTTACCAACTACAGGTACATTTGATTTCATACATTCCAATGGGAATGTTCCAAATGTTGAATCTTCATCAACCCACAAAGCAACCATACATTCTTTTAAATTATGTGCAAAGTCATCATAGGACATTTGAACCATATCTCTGAATGTGATCCATCTTAATTGTGGATATTTCAAATAGAATTCTGAAATTAATTTTTTATGTACAACTCTGTCTCTACAATTTATTGCTACAAATGGTTTTAATGGCAATTCAATTGGTTTAAAATTATCACCAATAATTGGTGGAACAATAAAAATTAATGATTCAGGAAAATATTCAGCTAAATATTTTTTTGCACCTTCAGTTGTTGTGATTATTTTATCGAAACCATAGTCGCTAAATCTACTACCAATTGGTAATGTTTCATAAATGTAATCAAGTTGTTGAATCAATAAAACTTTAATACATTTCATTGATGATAATTGCGGTAACACATTACCATAATATTCAGGGACAACAATAGTATCTTCAATTGATAATAAAATTTTATCTTCTTTAATTGAAACTACTGGGATGTCTTTGTATGTGTCACCTAACCAACTGACACCAGAATAGTCTTTTTCCTCAACTAATATTTTACTGATATATCCATTATTTTTTAATGTCAGAGCCATATCGTAGATATGTTTAACGGATGCTCTTGCATTATTTTTTGTATCATAAACTAAAAAGTATATAACACTTTCTTTGGTTTTTAAATTACCTAAAGCCGTTTCTAATTTTTCTATGTTTTCTTGATTATTACTCATCTTCTTTTATTATATCGCTTTTTATTAAACTATTAAATGCCAATTTGAATGACATTGCTGTGTCCTTTTGTGCAAATACACCCATTTCTTCATCAACTTCCTCGAATTCATTTAAAACTCTATCTAAACACATTTTTATAATTTCATATTTAAAAATGTTTACTTCAATAGAATCAGCGTCTTCAGATTCAACTGATGTTTTTCTAGTTTTCTTTTTATTTATTCTACATTTGTCTGTGATTCCGTCGAAATCAATGTAGTAGTGTTTCCCGAATAACTCAACCATGTTTCTTGTATTTCAGATAATTTACTTATTTCTGTTTTATAAGTAAAGTATTGGTTATATGAAGTGTTAAATTTTATGCCAATTTTATTTTCTGGACAAGCATCTAATATGGATTTATTATCCGTAATCCATACATCACATTTGTCCCATTGATTTACAATATCTTCGCTTCTTATAAATTTAATATGATTACCTAAATAACCATTTTTAGATAAAAAGAATAATGTACCAGGTTTAGCTTTACCCAATTCATCCAAACCAATTAACGTGTATGAATGTTGTTGATTTTCATACATTAATTTATGTAATTCTGTAAATGTTGTGGAATAACTTAATCCTGCGTGACCAAATATCTCGATTGGATATTCGATGAAAAGAAAATGTTCAAATTCTTCTGTAGATTGAAATTTGTAAGAATTTAGTAGATTATCATTTTGAATTGGCTCAGTTACACCATATTCAAAAGTGTTTTCTTCTTCAAATGTTACATCATCAGCTAAGTAAGCTTCGTTATAATGATAGTCAAATTTTTGGATGGTATTTCTTAAAACCCCATCTATACTTATAAAAATTTCCATATCTAAATATAATACGAAAGGGGTTATAAGTAAACCCCTAATCGTATCTATTTAATATTTCTCCAATGATTGGATTACGTACGATATCTTGATTACTAAATTCAAATATACCTATACCTTTAACGTCTTGTAATCTAACTTTGGCATCATAAAGACCTGATTTAGTTTTGTCTCTATATTTGTCAGATTGTTCAAGATCTCCTGATATAAAAAATTTAGAATTAAAACCAATACGAGTTAACAATAATTTAATTTGAGATGGTGTAGCATTTTGAGCCTCTTCAAAAACAAGAATTGTATTATCTACATTCCATCCCCTCATATAAGCCAAAGCTGCCACTTCAATAAATCCTTGGTCTTTCAATTCTTCTCGTGCTTCTTTACCTATTATTTTATTTAACAAATAATATGATGGATAAATGTATGGGTCCAATTTTTCTTCTAAACCGCCCGGAAGTGACCCTAATTTCTCTTCAGCTTCCACCGCAGGTCTAACTATAATAATCTTTTCAAACTTGTTAGAATCGTCGTATAATAAGTCTACAGCACGTTTCATCGCAATATATGACTTACCAACACCTGCTGGTCCGAAACATAATGTAATTTGGCTTTCACCAAGTATGCGCCAATATTCTTCTTGATTTTTAGTGAGGAACTTTTCTTTAGGACGTTTTATGATTTGTCTAATCCTATCTTTATGTGATATTTTTTTCTCTTCTGCTACTACGGGTGGTTGGGGTGTTTTGGTTTTTGTTTTATAAGCCAAAATTGATAGTTTTAATTGTTCCGTTTATTGTTTATAAATATCATCTATTTAATATGTTTAAAAATTCTCCTAACATTATTAGGTAAAGAATTGATAGGAATTAATTTACATTTTATTGTTTCTAATCCTTGTTTTACCGCTTTTTGTGCTCTATGGTGTCCATCGACTATTGATAGAATATGACCTTCATTATTTACAAATATTAAAATTGGGTAATCTAAATTAGCCATTTCTATTTTTTCTATTTCACTATTATCACCGTCCCAAGTTAATAACATATGTTTTAACTTATCAACGGGAATATTTGTAACAGGTATATTATTGGTTACATTCAATAAATCTAAAAGAGTTATTTTATCTCCTTCTTCGTTTTGCCAAGATGTATCATGAAGTCCCTCATTAAGACCCATTACTTTCTTTATACGTGATATGTTTTCTTGTAAATTCATATTACATAAATATCCCTTACTTTTTTAATTTAACATTAATAATTTGTTCACAATAGTATAGTAATAATTCTTCACTAAAACTACCTTTCATATTATTAATATCTTTATGTACCCATTGTATATTTCCAACAATATAACCTAAATTATTATTAATTCTATCAATGGATGCTGTTTGTTTTATATCAGTTTTTCTACAATGATTTTGTTGTGACCATCTTGGATTTAACGTAATATCAATACCAGATAATATACATTTTTTATTTTGTTTAATAAAAAGATTCCATAGATATTCCATAGTAACATCTTCAGAAAAAAATATATTTTTATTTTTAGATCTATTCTTTTTAAAAGAATTATAATAAGATAATGATAAATCACCAACGCAAACGGCCTTAAAACGACCTTTTATATTTGTACAACCGCAACTAAATGTTTTATTATTATTTAAATGCCAACTACGAACTGGTCTTATATTACCACATATACAAACACAATCGTTCCATTGTATATTTTCTTTAATATATTTTTCGGAAATTACTTCCCAATTACCTATAATAGAACCTATTTTTATTTTCATTACTATTTACCATTTAATATAAATATATCGGTAAATAGTAAAAATCAAGAACCAGTACTACCAAACCCGCCGGCACCTCTTTCGGTATCAGACAACTCAGGAACTTCAGTCATATATATGGTAGGATAAGGTAATATAATAATCTGTGCACCTCTTTCACCGACATTATATGAAAGACTATCTAAACCCTGTGTTTTCTTAAAAGTGGCTTGAAGTTCTCCTCTATAACCACTATCAATTACACCCACACAATTAGATAATATTAAATCTTGATTACGAACTGATGAACGTGGGAAAATTAATCCAACGTAACCTTTAGGAATTTCCATTGCAATACCAAAACCATATGTAACACTGAAACTGGTATTTTCTTTAATATCTGTAATTGTTAAATCCATACCAGCATCACCTACTTTTGAATAAGAAGGGACAACAGCTTCAGGAGTTAATTTTTTTACTTTAACTAAAACACCCGATGTTACAACTCCACTTGGTTTTGGTGTTAAATCATCATTGGTTTGTGTTGTGAATGGTGAAAAATTATTAATATCGGTTGATAATGAATTTAAAACATTATCAATTTCTTGTGCAAATGTTTCGTTAAAATTTTCTTCTGAAGATAAATTTTCCTCGATATCTTTTAATTTTTTTAAATAATCTTCTATTTGATTTTTATCCATTTTGTTTTTTTTCTTGTAACCATTTATCTAATGCCTTAACTCTTTTTTTAAGTTCGTCATCTGATGGTCTTAAACATAACTCAACAAAAAGTTCAGTTATTCTTATTAACTCTTCAACACTAACAGTAACACCAACCGATGTGACATAGTCTAACGCCATTTTACTTTGTGATTGACGCATGATTTGTATTTCACGACTATAGAATTCCATATCAGTTGGTGTTTAAATTGTTATTTAGATTTGTAATATTCAGGTGTATTTTTTTCATCGATAACACATTCGATTGGCATTTTTACAACGCTCAAACTTTCGCTACCTCTGATATCACCTGAACGGTAGTTTGCTGCAACAATGGTTGCTTCTTCTACTGATTCTGCTTGTAATACGTATTTTACTTTTTTAATACGTGGGTTTCCTTCTCTGTCCATTTGTTCGGTTTCATAACCGATAGTTACTAAATAATACATGTTGATTCTATTTAATTATTGATTTAAAAAATTCTACTCTATCTTGACATACTTTTTTTAATGAGTATGTGTCTTTAACTGTTTCATATAAACGCTCACCTAAATCTTCAATCATATTAGGATTCTCAATTAAACGTTTCATATGTTTAGCCCAATCTTTATGATTCTTTTTAGGTCCAACTAACAACGCATTTCCTTTATCATTAAATTTACCCTCATTAACTGCAGAGATTAAATCTAATGTATATGGGTCAGTTTCACTTGCAATGATTGCTTTTTTATGAAATCCTGCTTCAATAACTTTTAATTGTGATTTATTAGCATTGAAGGTTGATTCTACAAGTGGTGCTAATGATACGTCAAATGTATTATAATTTGTTGCGTATGTGTTGATTTCCTTAGTCCATCTTCTTCTATATGGTTCATTAGTATCATCGTAATCACCTTCGGCAAAAGTACTCAAATAAGCTCTATAAGGTAAACTTAAAACTTTACTTTTATCTGTAAAAATTTGTTCGTACTTATACCAAACAGTTTCTAAAGGTTGAATTGGACGTTGTCTTTGTTGTCCTGTATTTTGTTCTATTTCAGTAACGGTACCTCTTGTATCAAATCCACATAAAACAAATTGAACTTTACTACCAAACTCATTATAGATTGATGAAATACCATTTGACATTAATTCAATATCATGTAAATGGGATGAACCACCTAACCACCCAAATCTTACTTTATCCGATTCAATTTTATTAATTTGAAATTGAGGTTCTGTTTCATCTACCGCATTTGGAAAAACTAAAACATTTTTAATTTTTAATCTATCCATAATTGTTTTAGCAAAAATAGGTGTGGTTGTTGAAACATAATCTACAAGTTTCATCATTTCAACTTTCATTTCACCAATTTTAGAATTCTTAATTGCATGAAACATTGGATGTCTTTGGTCAACAAACCATAAATCATCAATATCCATAATCACTTTAATCCCTTGAGATTGTAACCATTTAATACGATTTATATTTTGGTCGTGATTTGTTTGATGAATAAAAGTATGAAAAACGACAATATTATAATCTTTAAAATATTCATCGTTATTATCTGCGTTATATGTAATATCTACATGAACTTCATCTTGGTAGTTGTTACCAATAAAGGTATAAGGATCCATCATCCTAAATTTACCGACTCCGTGTTTATCTGATGGAATAGCTAAAATCTTAATTTTTGACATTATAAATTGTTATATGTCTATAATATAAGAAAAAAAATTAAGAAAACAAAACTTACTTAGAAAACATATTAACGTTAATAACGCCTGTGTTTATGTGTTTATTTATAAATGAATCTATATCGGATGACCAAAGTGTTTTAAATTCATATTTAATTTTTTCATCATCCCAATTCCACCATTCAATTTTCTGTAATAAATCAATTTGTAGTTCTGAAAATCTATATTTAACAATTTTACCTGGATTACCCACCACAACTGCATAAGGTGGAACATCTTTAGTTACTGTTGTCGTTGCACCAATAACAGCACCATTCCCAATTTTTACACCTGACATTATTGTTGATTTTGCACCAATCCAAACATCATTTTCAATAATGATATCACCTTTACATGAAGGATGACCCATATCAAACATCATATTTTCAATTTCTTGATTTACAGGACCTAACAATTGGGAACTCGTAGTAATCCAATCGGGTCTATGATTAGCGTGTAAAAAGAAATTACAATCTCTACCTATTGAGTTATATTTACCTAATTTAACATGAAATTTATTACTCCAAGAAATAATATTAACATTTCTATCGTAATAAGTTCCTCTATCTGCGTGCCAGAGATGAAGATTCTCACTCATAAATTATTTTGCTTTATTTACACCTGTGATTTTACCTTTGAATACTGAATCACCAACTTTCAATACTAAATTTTCTGAAATTGTTTGTGTTTGTTGTGCCGATAAAATTTGATTTAATTTTTCGTCCATAACTTTACGAACTGTATTTTCAATTAAAACGGCAATTGCGTTCATATCAATATTAGATGAACCTGATGATTGTTGTTGTTTACTAAACGGTGTTACTGATTGTTTTTTTGTTGATACTCCCTCTTGTTCCATTAAACGTTTAGCACCTTTAATGAAATCCATATCAAGAGTATCATTTAATGAAATTTGACCCATTTGTGGTATTGGACTTTCTATCATTGCTCTTTTAATTGCATCAGGTAATTTAGATTGTTGTATTTTATCAACATTTGGTGTACCTACTGGTCTTGTTGCTCTATTTGATTGTTGTGGTATTTGTTGTTCACTGATTAATTCATCGGGTGATGAAAATAAAATACTTTCATCTACATTCCCTCTTTCATAATTTCCACCATCAACTAAGTTCATTACTTTCTTAGCATTAACTAATTTTTTCATTAAATCATTCTGAGATATTACACCATTTCCTTGTGACATATTAATAAATATTTTCTTTTTTAATTATAACTATTTTTATAAGAACATTAAACGCTTAATTCTATTAAGACTTTCTTTTAACATTCCGTCATTTTCTTCTTCAGGTTTTTCTTCAGGATTAACACTTGGTTTTTCCTGAGGTTTTGGTTGAGGTAATTCCTGATTTGTTTCGGGTTCTTTTTCAGTTGGTGGAGTTGGTTCGGTTGGTTTTGGTTCTACCTGTGGTGGAGGTGCTGGTTTTTCTTGTGGTTTTGGTTCTGTTAATTTAGGTTCTGTTGGTTTTACCTTTGGTTTAGTTGGTTTTACTTCTGGTTTTGTAGGTTGAGGAGTTGGTTCAGTTTTAGGTGGTAATTTTGATGTTTTACCCCAATCTGATGTAACATAAGTAACTGTAAATGAACCATCAGTACCTTCTTTATAATCAGGTCTTTTAGAATCAAATGTTTCATCACTAACTTTTACATTTCTCATTCTACTTAATAAGAATGTTCTCCATCCTGTTTTACCAAAACCTTTTTTAGAAACAGAAGGTGGTTCCACATAAGCCCTTACTGCAATATTACCTCTCTTGGTTAAACCAATTGCAACACCTTCAGCATCAATTCTATTTCCTGCCTTGACACTATCTTTACCTCTATTTGGTCCTGAATAATAAAAAGAAATCTTTTTTCTATTTTTAACGGCATCCGCTAATGGTTTAGTTGATGTTGTTTTTAGAATTTTACTTTCTAATTGTTCTAATATTGTTGTTATTGATTTCATTATTGGAAGTCAGGATATGTTCTATTTGAATTATATGTATTAATAGCAATTTCTTGTGTTCTTACATTTATGTCTTGTGGAGTTACCGCAATTTTATTATCAGGTAAATAAGCATTTTCATTTGAACCATACTCATTTTTAGGACTGAATTTATTTATTGCAATTTCTTGATTTCTTACATTAATATCTTGAGGAGTTACCGCAATTTTATCTTCAGGTTCATTCAATTTCTCTTCACTATTATATCCTTTTGTTGGTGTGTATTTGTTAATTGCAATTTCTTGTATTCTTGTTTGCACATCCACCGGAGTTACGTGTATATCTTTTTCAGTTTCATTAGTGGTGTCAATCAAACCGTATGGATTACTTGGTGAAAATTTATTTATAGCAACTTCTTGATTTCTTACATTGATATCTTGAGGTGTTACTGCAATTTTATCTTCAGGTAGGTAAGCTTTCTCATCTGAATTATAACCTTTGTTTTCGGTATATTGATTAATGCCCAATTCAATTGGTCTATATTGATTACCCAAAACTTCTAATGGTGACAATTTTACTTGTCCTGTATTGTAACTTGTATCCATATTAATATTTTATAAGTTTTTTTATTTTACTTACTTCTTCAAATAACTTCATAGAACTTAATGCCGATGCTGTTGATTTAAAAGAATTAGGTTTTATCATGTTCAACGGAGGTAAAAAATCAGGTTTTTTTGTGTGTTTTTTTAGATAACTATTTCTTCTCTCACCAGTCATAGCACTCATTTCATCAGCATTTTTTCTACCTTCTTTTCTATTTGAGATAATATCTCTTTCGCCATCTAAAAATTTTCTACCCCAATTTAACATTAAATCACCACCTGCTAAATCGTATTTTTGTAAATCGGCCCCTTTATCCATATTTTCTAAATCATGGATAATTCTTTTTAATTGACCGTATTTTACTTTTTTATCTGCCAAAAGTTTTTTAGCTCTTTCAATACCTCTTACATGTACACCATTAAGACCAACCAAAGTATGGTTAATCTTATTTAATACATCATAAGGAATATCAAAAATTCTAAGTTTTAACTCTTTATTCATCGTTTTTTTCTAAATGTTTTTTAATGTCGTCAATAGTTAAACCATGACTTTTCATACTATTTTTTAATGAATAAATTTGTCTTTTTACTATTGGACTAACTTCTTTAGGTTCAGTTTCAGGTTTTTCTTTTTCTAAAACATCATTTTCTTTTGATTTACTTTTGAGAATACTTTCAATATATTCTTCCATAAACTTCATTGGATTTTCAACTAATCTTACCATATTCTCAGGTAGATTTTCATCATAACCCATTGCATTTAATCTTTCTTTAGCTTCTTCATCCGATAAACCTAATTCTTTTGTGAAATGTCTATATGCTTTACTATAAGGTTCATCTTCACCCATAGTTTCCTCAAATCCAAGTGCATCACCCATTGCTATTTCAAGTACATCACCTTTTGTAATTGTACCCTCACCCCAATATCTTGTGTAGTTTTGAACACCTGTAGCATTATAACTACCTACATTACCTGCACCTGATTTAGCAACTTCATCAGTCATCCAATCATCGGTAACACCTTTTGTATTTAAGTCTGTAGGTTTTTTACCCATAGCAATATTACCTTCAGCATCTACAATCTCATCTACTTCCTCTTCCTTCTCTACTTTATCAGGAATTTTACTATAATCTGTCTTGTCTGAGAACTCTTTAGCCCATTTAGACCATTTTTTGTTTTTTCCACCTTTAGCCTTGGCATAGAAGAATCTTTGTTGTGCTTTTGATGCAAATTTCTCTTCAATTACCCCTTTTATAAAATTATTCATGTAAATAGACTTTTATATAAATATCAAACACTATGAAAGATATTTATTAAAACATGGCTAATCAGAATATTTTAAGTTTTTATGGGTCTAAACTGGATTTAAAGGTGGATTATTCCGAATTATATGATTTTGAACTAACAAATGTTCAAGACGATTTTAATTCCCAAGTTTTAGATTTTACAACCCCGATATCATATACGGGATTAACAATTGACTCATCTTGTTTAACAGGACTAACAACACCATTTCAAGTAATTGTTAATGAACCATTTACAGGTGATACTTGTGATTTTACTGTTCGTAGAAGAACAGAAAAAGGTTGGACGTTAGATTTTGTGTTCAGTGGAATTACAACAGGTTCAACTTTTTATTACTTGGGTATTGAAAATGATATGATAGATGCCGATTATGCGGATAATAATTTAACTTTTTCTTTTACACCTGATAATAGAATAACTTGGAATGCTTATCATTATTCGGGATATTGTAATCCTGATACAGGTTATACTGAAACATATTATACAGCTTCAGGTCAAACTGAACCATTATGTACAAATGGTATTTCTTCAGATTTTAATATAACAATTGTATTTGATAGATATAAACATTATTTTGATTGTGATGTTGAAAATCAAGGTGGATTTAATGATTTAATACCAGGTTCTCATGCGGTTGATTATACAAATACCACAGTAACAGCAGTAACATCGACACAAATTGTTTCAGGTTATACTATAACAAATAATTTTTTAGATTGGATATCAGGTGGTACAATTACGAATGATTATGGTGAATATTTGAATAAAAAATGGGCATTCGAAAGAGATAGAAGATTGGGAACATTAAAAATTTATCTTAATGGTAATCCAATTTATAAGGTTGAAAACTTTGAAGAAGTCATACCTTCCCCAAGACAATCATCAATTCCAATGGTTCAAATATGGGGAGATTCTAATGCAAATTATATAACTAAAAAAATACAATATTACGAGGAACCATTAGATTTTGTACATGTTAAACATCATTTTATTACTGAAATACAACCAAATTTTGATATAACTCAATGTTTAACACCTTGTATTGATAATATACAATTATTACGTTCTATAGATATTACACCAACTCCATCTATCACTCCTACACATACACCAACACCTACAATAACCCCAACTAATACAATAACACCAACCATAACACCAACAAATACACCAACACCAACAACGTCAAATTGTTATATATATGGTTACATAACTGGTGGTACAATTGGTTCTTCTAAATTTTATGTTGATTCTACTACATTGCTAATACATAAAAGAGACTTACAAGTAAGACAATATAATTTTGGGGCCTTAACCGCTAATAATACCATTTCTTTTGGAGACTTAAGTAGTAATACTATTTATGGAACATTTACATTAGATAGTAATGGTATAGATAATGTAACCTATTGGAGTTTTAGTGGTAATTTTGTTGGTAATTTAACAAATCCTTACAATAACTATCAAATTTGTTTCTTAACCGTTACTCCAACTCCAACACCATCTACTACACCAACATTAACTCCTTCAATTACGCCTACATACACACCTACTAAAACAATAACTCCAACACCGAGTGTAACCATAACAAATACACCGACTCATATGCCTACGGCAACACCAACGAATACGGTTACAATCACACCAACTCAAACTACAACACCCACACCAACACCATCTCCATTACCACCAAGTTTCACAACTGGACCATTTAATTATCCTTTCGATTATATGTTGGTTGAATATTATTTTACAGACGGTCAAGATACTGATACTGTAACTTATATATCAAGTCCATCAATAATGTTGAGTAATAGTGGTGATACGGTAAATCCTGTTACAGAAGTTTCAGGGGGTGCTTATTACAATTATGTAGGTACTTGTGGTGCATCATCAAGTGGTCCTGTATTTCCTAATGATGGAATAAACACACCTTTTTTAACTTACGGTGGAGATAATCACGGATTAGGTGCTGAAGCCGTTTTATTTGATTTAAACGAATTTAAAGTTCAAAATCCAAGTGTACATAATTTTGAGTTCACTTATACCGCAACTTATTATACTGATTTAGGTCAGAATCCAATGATTATTAGAGCCACATTATGGCAAGGGGGAACTCCTATATATGATGATGGTAATTATACATTTGTAAATCCTACGGCAACTGATACGTTCTATGTTCAATCAACAGGAACAACATGTTATGCTAATATTCAACAATGTGCACCATTTCAACAAATTGCTAAATTGAATTATAATATAGATACTCATTATGGTTTCTTTGCATATCCGCCAAACACTACTTTGATTATGAATAATTTTACAAGTGCGAATAATATTGCAATAACAGGAATTACATTTAATAATGTTCCACAAACATTAGATTTTAATGTTTTCCCACTTACCACTCCCTCAGGTGCAAGTGGTAATTGTGGTGGTAAATCAACACATCCAGCTGTTTTAGTAACAGATCATGTAAGAATTTTATTTGATAATAGTAGTGGAGACATGTTTGATATTGTTGTAACAAAGAATAGTTCAAGGGTAATTAAAAGAGTATCATATCATTTAAATGTTTTGGATTTTTATGGTATTGCTTTCTCTACAACCGATGTGATTACTGTATCAATTTACGATGCGGGTACCGCACCTTAAAGATTTAATATACTATTTATTAATTAAAGATATTTATGATATATGGCAACTACAAGGTTATTCGCTTACAACAACGGTCCAACAATACCAAACACAATTCAGGTTGGTAATATTGCAATTGCCAATTCAACCGATAGATATGATACGGACTATGGTAATGTAAAATGGTGGATGGGTCCCGATGAAGATTTAGGATATGTGATTGCCAGAAGTGTTCCATCAAACGCAGTAACAACAGAAGTACCAGGTTTACACGCATCAATTGATTTTTACCGTTCAAGAGGTTTTGTAGAAAGTTCATTTGTTTTATTTGCCAATCAAGCAACACATCAACATTTTACATCAGGGAACGACGCATCAGATTACTTAACTAATAATGGATTTTGGAATAATTGGTATACCATTTATCTTTTAACTGAAGATGGTGGTTATTTACTACAAGAAGACAACTCAAAAATTAAAACATAATGGCAACAGATAAAAGAATATCCGATCTCCCCTCAGTAACATCACCTTCATCAACAGACGTATTACCAATTGTAAGTGCTGGTATAACAAGTCAAGTTACCGTTGGTAATTTACATTCAACCTTGGCAACAACAGGTTCTAATACTTTTCATGGTAATCAAACTATTGATGGTAATTTATCAATTACAGGAACAACAACATTAGGTGGTAACATTATTCCCGCATCACCAAGAGGTGCATCATTAGGTACATTAGCAAATCCATTTGGTGATATATTCGTATCATCAGGTTCAATTAACATCGCGGGTATTGTGGGACAACCAAATACAACATTATCAAACGTAAGTGGAAACATTTTAATATCTGCGGGTGGTATGCAATTGGTTGGTTCAGGAGCATTTAACGCGGCAACAGGATCATTCCAATTTATTTCTGGTAGTATGACCCAAATTGGTGATTATTCTCAAACGGGTAATTATACGATGGTTGGTAATAAAACAATTACAGGTTCATTGTATGTATCCGGAACAATTGTAGATACCGACAGAATGGTTATTGGTGATGTTGAAGGTGATGATAACAATATAACAGTAGCAGGAACTGAATATAATTCACAATTAGTAATTAGTAATTATGGAAGTGATTACGTTGGTCAATTAATATTACACAGACATTCAACTGAAATTCAACCAATATTAGCATCGGCTCGTAGTAATAGTGATGATGATACTGATACCGATATAACACCTGGTATGGCATTATTAGAAATAGTAGCAACCGGTTGGGCAGGAACTGATTATAAAGAATTTGCTAATATCGTTTTTAGTGCAGATGATGCAGATGGTATAACGATTGGTGATGGTAGCAGTCCTGGTAAAATTGATTTTAATGTAAGTCCGGATGGTGATGTACATACTAATACTGCACTTACATTAAGAAGTAATTTAAATGCAGAATTTAATGGTTTAATTAAAGCAAATGGTATTGTATTT